TGGCAAAACCAGACGCAACAGTCTTGTTGAACGGACCAGTCATGATGACCTTGGGATCACCACCGTTCGTCCAGCACTTCTGAATCACGTCATCAAGGCTGGCCTTGGTGAAGGTGCCCTGAACAGTGCTATCGGTAGGTGCCGCAACAGTTCCGCTGGAGAAGCCAGGAGTCGTCTGGGCAGTACCAGTTCCAACAGAGTTTTTGTTGGTAGCCAGCCAGCTCTCAAGAGACGCCAGAGAACGTGCAGAGGTAGCAGACCCAGCAGTAGACGCCTGATTCCGTACCAAAGCAAATTCCATGTCACGCTTGATCTCACGACCACGCTTGGCAAGCTGGTAGCTGTACTCGTCAGCACGACCTGCGCTGTTCACAGCACGCTGAGTGCCGGAGACAGAAATGGTCTTGCTAGAGATCTGCAGGTAGTTACCAACACGAGTCGTTGCAGTAAATGATGCAGCAGTCGCGTCGTCACCTTCAACCTTCTGGTTTGTTGCAGCAGCGTCCAGCGAGTCAGTCTGCCACTCGTGATAGACAGCCGTAGCACGCGACTTGCTGGCACGCGACAGGAACGGGGTGTCCATTGGTGAAATGTCATAGATGATATCGGCAAGATCTTCACGATTACCGATTGCGGATACAGTTGTAACGGTATTGGTTGGAGCAGCCATTGTCTTAACCTCGCATCAGAGCCTTGATTGCCGCCGCCGCACTTCTCATGTCACCCTTGTCCTTCAGTTGCTGGCGCACTGCCTTGACCTCTTTCGTGGCCTTCTGTGCGCTGGACTGTGGGACGCCTGGACGTGCTGACTTTGGCGCTGTTTTAACCTTCTTCGATTCCACATCCGTAGACATGATCTGATCATACAGAGCCGCCTTGCGAGCCAAGACCATCAGCCTGTGATCCGTGATGCCGTTCAATTCCTCATCACCGAATCCAATCCCCTTCAGGTTATCGACGATCATGCCCCATTCTTTCTGGACGGTGCCTTCATCGAGCCAGTCAGGAATCTTTTGCTTCAGCATCTCCTGCTCTTTTGCCAGCCTCTCTTTCTGAATCGCCGCATGTTCTTCCTGACGCTTGGCCTTGAGCTTTGCAAACTTCTCAGCCTTCGCCTTGGTCTTCTCCACGCGACTCAGATAAGCCTCTGGATCATACGACCGAAGCTCCTTTGCTTCCGCTGACTCCAGCCACTCCACCTCAAGATCAATGATCTCTTTGGCATCACTCAGCCGTTGGTCAATGTCTGCAAGCTTTGCTTCAGCCTGTTTACGTTGCTCGGAAAGCTCCATCGTCTTGCGGGTGTAGTCCGCACCCATCATATATCCTTTCCGAAGCTCTTCGAGAGTGACCTCTTTCTCTTCACCCCCGACCTTCACACTGTATCGAGGCTCATCATCACCTTCCGGCTCAGACTCGTCACTCTCAACAGCTGGTGCTGCTTGCTCTGTCTCTTCCTCGGTTGGCTCTGATGCAGGCTCCGAATCATTCAACAGTGCATTGATACGGGCAAACGCCCCGTTTACATCGGTAGCTCCTGAACCCAGGTTGGCTCCCATTTCACACTCCTATTGCTCGCTTCATGGTGCGCTTCAGTTCATCCAGTCTGGATGCAGCGACATGACCATTCTTCATGCGCTGCGTGAAACGCTTCTCAAACTCGTCAATGGCGCGAAGCTGCAGATACAGGTATTCGCGCTCATCCTTGTGCCGGAAATGGCTTGACCGAATGTTCTCGTAGACAGTCTCGCGCATTTCCTTTATCGCCGACACGATCATGGGATCGTTGAGCAACTGACTTGCTCTCTCACCTTCAGCGATCTTCTTGCGCAGATCCGCATCATTACTCATCAAACCAGCGCTCCAGGCACGTTCTGCTTATATCTTAGTTCAAGTTCGGTCAACTTTGTCAAATAATCTTGTTCAAGCTTCTTCTGCTGCTGCTCAATGTTTAATAACAGCTTTTGTTGCTCGAACTGTTGGCGCATCATCTCTTGGTTCTGCTGGGACTCAGCCCTGATCCTTTCGGACTCAATGATGGGGTTCTGAACCTGCGCCTGTAGCTGCTGAACCTGCTGGGTCAACTGCTCGACCTGTGCAGCCAGGACATCCTGCGGCTGTGTTGGGTCATTGAAGTAGCGTCTGGCTTCCTTCAGCCCGATCTCAGTGATGATTCGGTTCAGAGTGTTGAAGATCTTGCTCTGATCGACCAGCAGAGAGCCATCTTTGAGCATCTGGTACTGCATGGTAAAGATGCTGTTGAGGTTGGCGACCTTCTCTGCCCTGTCTCCAGCACCAAGGCCAACGTCAATCCGGCAATCGACGTTGTAGCGCCATTGCGTCGGGTCGATCTCTAATGGCTGACCCATGACACGGATCTGCCTCGGGGTGTGCTGGTACTGTGTGGCAAGCTTGATGATCTTCTTGAACAGTTCCTTGACGCCAGTGTCGGCAAAGATCCTCGCCACCATGTCCAGACGCTGCTGACTGGCATCCATGATGCCCTTGAAGCCTGTCGCAGTCTTGTTCAGCGCCTCAGCGTCAAGACCCTGATTGTAGCGAGTCACGCCAGAACGCACCTCACGCATGGAGTCCACATACTCCATCATCTGCAGGATAGGCTGCGCAATGGGCTGGACGTTCATCGGCTGGATAGAGTCAGCAATGGGCTGCTCGCCATCAATCCTGATGATCCCACCTGCTCTGGGTGTCAGCAGGTCATCCAGCTCCACACGCTCATTGACGATGGTGCGCTGATAGTTGGTCTGGTAGACGTTGTTGAGCGCCTGACGCAACAGGGTGGACTTCAGATATTGAATATCGGCAACTTGCTCAGCAGGACACGTTCCAATCGCTCGATGCGGGATAGGAATCGGGACAACCACCGCAAAAGGATGCTCATCCACTTGCTCCTTGCCAAGTATCTTGTTGCCTGCGCGAAACACCTGCCACAGTTCCGCAATACCGTCGCCATCCGAGTCAATGTAGACGTAATACTCTCCAAGATAGATGATGTCGTTGCTGCTATCGCCTGGATTCGAGTCGTACATGCCGTCATAGTCGTAGTACCTCGCATTCTTTTCCTCGCTCAAGGCGAAGTCGAAGTATTCGTCGGCTGGCAGGTCATAGACTGTATCCTTGTCGAATCCCATCAACACCAGTTCAGAACGTGTCTTGGGCGTGCGCTGACCAATGAACCGAGGCTTGTTGAAGTCTCTGGCAGTCCTGGCAATCAGGAACTCTTCTGGCGGGATGTTCTCAAGCTTGATCTTGCCCTCAATCGTCGTGCGCTTGACGTTGACGTTGTAGATAGGGCCGAACTCGCTCATCATCTCTTCGATCTCTTCAATCTCCGTCTCTTCGTTGAGTTGGAGTTTCTGAAGCTCGAACTGAGATAGCCCTCGATACTTCTCCTTGGTGACGTGCTGGGACTCGTCCCAATACACCTTCACCACGCCCGTATACTGCAGCAGGGCATCCTTGAACATATTGTGCAGGATCAAGGTGCCTTGGTTGTCGCGCTGGAACACCCAATTGGCATACTCAGTCTTCAGCAATGCTTCCTGATCTGCTTCAGGGCGGTCTGCCTCAAACACAACAGTGTTCTTGCCTTGAGTAAAGACTCTAATCAGGCTTGGAAGCATCCACTCGATGACATCTGACACATCCGATGTGACGACCTGGCTCTGACCTTCAATCTCATCACCGTATGGACGACAGTTGTAGTAGTCCATGAGCCTTGCGCGGTTTCTGGCAATCTCGGTGTCGTAGTCCAGCGAATCTTCTTCTTCCGCTGCGACAATGGCATTAAATTCGCTGTCATCCAACATCGCTCATATCCTCAAACTCATCAAACGCGACGACCTTTGGCTTGGCCTTCTTGGCAACCAATTTAGCAAGTTCCTCAACCTGCTTCTTCAGTTCCGCGACCTCAGCCTCAAGGGAACGGACTTTTTGAACCATTTGAATGCTCATACGATTGCCAGCCTTGGTTGTTTGATATTTTTTCTCTTGCCCTTCTCTCGAATGCTCACGGCAAGATATCTGAATGCGTCAGCAGCATGGGACGACCAATCGTGCAATGGTCGTGTCTTGTACTCCATTCTGCGCTCATCATACTCTTTGCGATAGTTCCTGAGTGCTCGGATCCCTTCATTGCACCGCAGAGAGTCAAACCAGCACCTGGGAAGCAGGTTCCTGACGGCATCAATGCCATCATCCACAGGCAGGTGTGGTGCCACCCTGAAAGTGATGCCAAGCACCCTGGCTGTCTCCAGTCGTGACTTGCCTGATCCCAGCTCCCTCACAACAATATCATGTGGTGCCCAATGCGTCCCATACACATACTGCTTGTCCTGAAGCACCTTGGCATAGTGCGGCAAACCCTCGCCACTGGCTTCATAGTAGTCAATAATCCTGACTTCAGGGCCGTGAACCTGGAAGAACCAGATTGATGTCGAATCCCCGACACCCAAGTCCCAGGCTGTCTGGACTGGCAGGTTGCGTTCATACGGCACTGTCATGATCCGTCCTTCACGCTCAGCCTCAGCCATCTGGGTTGAGTAGTAGGCACCCTTGATCGATGCCGTCCACGAACACTCGAACTCCTGGTTGTATTCGTCTTCGTCCATCAGCGATTTGGCATCATCAAGCTCAGACGGGTGAATCACCCCTGTCTCAGATGCCTTGTAGACTCTGACAAACCAGTTCTCGTCGTCCTTCACCCTTTCATATAGCTCATGAAACGAGGTGTTGCCCTTTGCAGAGCCAATAAACAGCGCCCAGCCAGCACGATCTGCCAGAGCAGGACGCAAAATCTCAGTGAAAACCCTGGCTGGCATGTCCGCATACTCATCGAGCACCACGCCATCAAGGTAAATTCCACGCATCGAGTCTGGTGCATCAGCACCAAACAGCTGAATCCTTGCTCCAGAAGGGAAGTCCACCCTCAGATCCGACTCGTTGAACCGGATACCAGGCACGACTCGGGTGAATTCCTTCAGATAGTCCCACGCAATCTGCTTTGCCTGCCTGTAGAGAGGCGCGACATAGGCATATCTTGGTGCCTTATTCTGATTGGTGATGGCCTTCTTTATCAGTTCATTGACAGCCAGGACTGTCTTCCCAAAACGCCTGTGGCAGACAAGCAGATTCCAGCGCCCGAGGTTCTGGTGAATCTCTTTCTGCAACTCTCTCGGCTTGTAGGGAATGATGACCTTCATTCAGCGTCCTCAGCTTCATCATCAACGACCGCATCAATCACTTCACCTGCCCAGGCGAACTCAATCGGGCCACCTTCCTTGCCAGTCAGTTCCACCCAGCGCTTCTCTGACCAGCCTCCGCGAGTCTTCATCCAGAAGATCTGCGCTGCCACGTTGCCCTTCATTGCGTTGTCGAACAGGGACTGCGCGACAGCAGCCGTAGCGCCAGCAGCCGCCGTGCTCA